GATTTGTATAATAAGACTTGACAATGAAAAAATAAAAACTTATATAGAAAGGATAGAAAGTTATGACAATAGATTTTGAAAACGATAGAATGCAATCAGTGGAGCAAATAGATTCCGCTAAAAAATTATCTGATAAGGTAATTGAATTAAAAGATTTAGAAGATGAAATTGCAAATGCAGAAGAGTCTGTAAAAAAATTAAAAGAAAAAGCATTACATTTATCAGCAGTAGAAATTCCTGCAATGATGGATGAAATGCAAATTACAAAATTAAAGCTGAAAGATGGCGAGTCAGTAGAAGTCAAAAAAATCTACGGCGCTACTATTCCAAAAGATCAACAGGAAGCAGCTTTTGAATGGCTTCGTAACAACGGGCTAGGTGATGTTATTAAAAATGACATTACCGTTACCTTTGGTCGTGGCGAAGATAACAAGGCAGCAGCATATGCTGAACTTGCACGAGGCAGCGGGTTTGAACCTATCCAGAAAATTGGAGTGAACCCAATGACACTCAAAGCACTGGTCAGGGAACGACTTGAATCTGGACAAGACGTTCCTGCCGACCTATTTAAACCGTTTGAAGGTAACCAAACAAAAATCACAAGGAGATAAAAGATGAGCGATACAAGAAACGCGATAGCGACAAAAAAAGCCGCGGGCGCATTATCAAATATATTATTTGAAGATGACTCTCACGCAGGTTTTGAGAATGTGAAGACAGAATCACTGGCTCCACCAATCTTAAAACTTTTACAAAATGGTTCAGCTGAAGCAAAAAAGATGAACCAAAATTACATTCAAGGTGCAGAACCTGGAATGTTACTCAATACTGTTACGAAACAGTTATATGATGGTAGCAAAGGAATAAATGTAATTCCTTGTTATTACAAACTTGAGTATCAAGAATGGTCAGATTTTGGAACTGGATCAGGTAGACCTGAACAGATTTATCCTGATACATCTGATATTATAAGTAAAACCACTAAAGGTCCTGATGGAAAAGACAGATTACCAAATGGTAATTATGTTTTAACTGTTGGACAGCACTTTGTAATTATCGTTGGAGATAAAAATACAGAGACTGCAATGATATCTATGAGTTCATCTCAAGGTAAAGTTAGCAGAAAATGGAACTCAATGATGATGTCCATAACTTTAGATGGTAAGAATGGTCCTTTCACACCACCTTCTTTCAGTCATATTTATAAACTGTCTACTGTAATTAATACAGGTAAAGGACAGCAATGGTATGGTTGGAACGTAGAAAAAGTAGGTCCTCTTCAGGATCAAGCTTTGTATGAAAGAGCTAAAAAGTTTTACCACAGCTTTTCCAATAAATAAAAACAAATGGGCGGCAGGAATGCCGCCCGTTACAAACGGCTATGGTAAAAAAATTTTTAGAAATATTTAATGGTAGAAAAACTTCTTACGGTATAAGTGTTAATACTGGAGTCATTCGAGATGATGGTAAAAACGAATATGATTCAAAGATTAAACAGTTACCAGTAACAGAAATTTTATATCAAAGACATTTAGAAGGTGTCAAACCTACATTAGGTATTATTGCAATTAATGAAGATAATAAATGTAAGTTTGGTTGTGTAGATATAGATACTTATCCAGTTGAACATCTTAAATATATTAAAACTTTAAAAGAAAATAATATACCTGCAATAGTTTTTAAATCTAAATCTAATGGAGCGCATATATTTTTATTTACTAAAGAATGGGTAAATCCTTCTTTGATGCGAGTTAAGTTAAGAGAAGTTGCTGCTTTGTTAGGTAAAGCAGGTGCAGAAATATTTCCAAAACAAGATTATATTAACAAAGGTCAAACAGGAAGTTTTTTAAATTTACCTTATGATGATAAAGACAATACACAAAGATATGCATTAGATGATAATGGCAAAAAACTTTCCTTAGAAGATTTTTATAAATTATATGACGAAAGAGCATTGACTGAAGAACAGTTAATGAATTTATTTAAAGGTCAAAAAGAACCCGATGATTGGGTACAAGCACCTCCTTGTTTAGTTTCAATATTAAAAGAAAAACAACAGCCAGGAGAAATGAGAAACATTGCGTTTATGAATGTAGCTACTTACTTAAAAAAAAGATTTCCAAATGAATGGAAATCTCAACTTCTGGATTACAATAAAAAATATGCGGAGCCACCATTACCAGAGAATGAATTACAAAATACAGTAATGAAGTCTCAAGATAAAAAAGAATATAATTATGAGTGTAAGAAAGAACCATTAAGAAGTTTCTGTAATTCAAAAAAATGTAGAATTCAAAAATTTGGGGTTGGTAATGGTCACATACCAATGATTGTTGAAGAAATACAAATTTATCAAACAGAGCCTACTATGTACAAAGTATCTATAGATGGTGAAAGCGTTGATGTAAAAGCAGAAGAATTAAATGATCCTAAGTTATTTGCAAATGCATCATTAAAACAAATTTATAAAACTTTTCCAAGTATGCCAATAAACTTGTGGAGAGAAATGATTCAAGAACATTTAAATAAAAAAGTATTTGTTACTGATATGGCAGAATCTCTTAAAGTAGATGTTATGTTGGAAGAACTATTACTAGATTATTTTAAAAATACACCAGGTCAAGATATAACATCCATTACAATAGGTAATAGATCATTTGTAGACCACGAAAATAAAATTTGTTATTTTAAACAAAAATCATTGGAAGATTATTTAAGTAAAACAAGTTGGAAAAAGAAATGGTTTGAAACTTCACAGATATTAAAAAAATTTTACACATTAAAATCACACAACGGTAAAGTAGGTAATCAAAAATGTAGATACTGGTCCTTACAAAAAGGAACAGGTGAGAATGCAAAAGAATTAATATTTGAAAGCCCAACAAAAGTAACACCAAACAAATTAAAACCAGCACCATATGAAAAATAGAATCATAATACCTGGACCACCAGGAACAGGTAAGACTTATAGATTAATGCAATACATTAAAAAAGAAGTTGAAGAACATAAAACACCACAAGATAAAATACTTTACATATCTTTTAGTAAGGCCGCTGAAAGAGAAGCTAGAAAAAGAATAGCTTATCCTAAAATAAGAATAAGTACATTGCACGCACTTGGAGCACAAGAGTTAGGATTAGATGTTAAGAAACAATTATTAAAAGGTAAGGAATGGAAAAAATTTAAAAATGCAAATCCAATATGTCAGGGTTTGAGTTTTGAAACTTTTGTAGATGATACAGGATTACCAAGATACAAAAACGTACATATGCAATTAATTGAATATTCAAGAGCAAAAAAGATTGGATTAATACAAGCAGCAACTGAATTAAATATTACAGCTGATTTAAACTACACACAAATAATACAGGACCAAGTAGAACAATATAAGAAAGATACTAAGATGATAGAATTTCACGATATGATAAACGATTTCATCAGGAAGGACTTATGTCCACCTGTGGAAGCTGTGTTTCTAGATGAAGCACAAGATCTAAGTCCCTTGCAATGGGATATGTTTTTTTACATAGAAGGGCGTAGCCGTCGCTCTTATATTGCAGGGGACGATGATCAAGCCATATATAATTTTCAAGGAGCTAGTTCAGAAATATTTATAAATTTAGAAGGTACGTTTGATGCACAAATAAAATCACAAAGAGTTCCTAGAAAAATATTTAACTATGCTAAAAAAATATTACCAAATATTACAGAAAGATTAGATAAAAATTGGCAACCTAAAGATGAAGAAGGTGAAGTGTTTGAAAATGTTTATCTACAAGACATAGATTTTAGTACAGGAAACTGGATGCTAATTGCTAGAACCAATAAAATGTTACAACCGATTGCAGAAGAAATTTATAATCAAGGTTATAGGTTTGAAGCAAAACATAATGAGATACTACCACCAGAACCTTTGAATGCTTACAGAGTTTGGCAAAGATTAAATCAAGGTGCATACATAGATAAATATGATGCTAAAGATTTGTATAGTTGTTTAAGTTATAAACTAGGTCACGTTGAATATGGATTCTCATCAGGTAAGAGTCTAGATAGTATTGATAGTGTCGATATTGATACACTTAGAATGGAACACGGGTTGCGAGTGACGGGGAGCTGGGAGCAATTTAATATATCACAACACATTAAAGATTATATGAAAGTATTACTGAATTCAGGTGATGATCTAATGAGCAAACCTAGAATAAAAATATCTACAATACATCGTGTAAAAGGAGAAGAAGCAGACAATGTTGTTTTGTTTTTAGATTTAAATAGAGTTATCTATAAAGCATCACAGTTTAATGCAGATCCAGAACACAGAACGTTTTTTGTAGGTGTAACAAGAGCAAAACATAACTTATTCTTGATGCAACCAACATCAGAATATCAATACAACATAGGAGGACCAATATAATGACAACAAAAGATATGTTTGAAAAAGCATTTCCACAAGATAAACAGATAGGAGGAAGTCACTATAAATCGTTTCACATTCAGCCTTATGAATTTATATCTAAAAATAATCTTAGCTTCTTTCAGGGGAATGTTGTGAAGTACGTTTGTAGGTACCAGAATAAAAATGGAATAGAAGATTTAGAAAAAATAATTCACTATTGCGAATTAGAGATAAAAAAGATAAAAGATATGAAAAGGAAGAAATGATAAATATTAAAGCTTGGATTGATTTATGTTTTTTAACATTGGCAACATTTGCATATTTTTTAGCATTTGAAAGATTTATTTGGAGCATACTATAATGTTTGAAGCATCTACAGAATGGTCAGCACCAGAAAATTATCCTGATTTAAAAGGATATAAATATATTGCAATTGACTTAGAAACTAAAGATCCAAATTTAAAAACAAGAGGATCAGGAGCCATACAAGGTATGGGTGAGATAGTTGGTTTTGCTATAGCAGTAGATGGTTGGTCTGGCTATTATCCAATAGCACACGAAGGTGGTGGTAATATGGATAGACAAAAAGTTTTAAAATGGATTAAAGAAGTTTTAGAAACACCTGCTACAAAAATATTTCATAACGCAATGTATGACGTATGTTGGTTAAAAGCATACGGATTTAAAATTAATGGAATGATTGTTGATACAATGGTTATGGCATCATTGATTGATGAAAATAGATTTTCATTTACGTTAAACAGTATTTCATTTGAATATTTAAGAGAAGTTAAAGATGAAAAAGCTTTAAAAGAAGCAGCAGAATCTTTTGGTTTAGATGCTAAAGCAGAAATGTATAAACTACCTGCAATGTATGTAGGTAATTATGCAGAAAAAGATGCTGAATTAACTTTAGAATTATTTAAAACATTATCTAGAGAAATTAAAAAACAAAATTTAGAAAACATTTATCAACTAGAAACTGAATTATTTCCTTGTTTAATTGAAATGAAATTTAAAGGCGTTCGAGTAGATGTTGAAAAAGCTCATAAACTAAAGCAACAATTGAATACAGAAGAAAAACAGTTGCTCCTAGAAGTAAAAAAACATACAGGAGAAGAAGTTGAAATATGGGCAGCACGAAGTATTGCCAAAGTGTTTGACAAACTTGCTTTACCTTACGAACTAACTTCGAAATCCAAGTTACCTTCATTTACAAAAAATTTCCTTTCAGAACACCCACATCCTACAATTAAATTAATAGCAAAGGCAAGAGAAATTAATAAGGCACATACTACGTTTATTGATACAATTTTAAAACATCAATACAAAGGTAGAATACACGCTGATATTAACCCTATTAGATCAGATCAAGGTGGTACTGTAACAGGTAGATTTAGCTATTCTAACCCAAATTTACAACAAATTCCTGCAAGAAATAAGGATTTAGGACCAATGATTAGATCATTATTCATACCTGAAGTTAATTACAAATGGGGTTGTTTTGACTATTCACAACAAGAACCTAGATTAGTTGTGCATTATGCAGCAGCTACTGAACCAATTTGTTTTGATGATTCGGTAATCAATATTGTAGAAAAATTTAAAAATGATTCTGTAGACTTTCATCAAACAGTTGCAGATATGGCTGACATATCTAGAACACAAGCTAAAACAATTAACTTAGGTTTGTTTTATGGTATGGGTAAAAATAAATTACAAGCTGAATTAGGTTTAAGTAAAGTTGATGCAGATAATCTATTTAATAAATATCACGAGAATGTTCCTTTTGTAAAAGATTTAATGAATAGAACATCTAATCACGCACAAGCATCTGGATCTATTGGAACTTTATTAGGTCGTAAATGTAGATTTGATAAATGGGAACCAAACACTTTTGGTATGCATACACCTATGTCTTATGAAGAAGCTGAAAGAACATATGGTCGTGGAAGAATTAAAAGAGCATTTACATACAAAGCTTTAAATAAATTAATACAAGGATCAGCAGCTGATATGACTAAAAAAGCTATGTTAGATTTATATAAAGAAGGCATTATACCACACATTCAAATACACGATGAATTAGATATTTCCATAGAATCAGAAGAACAAGCTAAAAAAATTATTGAGATTATGGAAAATGCTGTTACACTAGCCGTCCCTAACAAAGTAGATTTTGAATCAGGAGATACTTGGGGAGATATACACTGATGTACAATGGCTTATTTAAATGCGAACACACCACCAATATATTGTCAAATTCGTAGAGAATATCTTTATGACCTTAAAAAACATCACGGAGAAGTGCAAGACGCTATTATCTTTGGGCTTTCGGCCATCACAGGTCGTGCAATACTTTTTCACGCAATTATGGAAAATGGTGCGGTTTTCTATCGTTTACCGATATCTGCGTTTATACAGAAGGATTTTAAGCCAGAGAACGTTCCTATCCGTAGACTGGATGAACTGGAGCTATGGAATTGTTTCAGTTATTATCCTGCTGTTACTACTTGGGATATTTTAGAAGCACAATCAGGTAAATACATC